CCCCTGATAAACCGGCAAGAGTATAGCTTTTTATGCCTCCCCTGCACATACTCTTGGCTTTTAAATAATAGATGTATGCGCTTGCATCCAAGGACGCATGATTTTGCATGCAAAAAAGAAAGTTAATCTTTGGGTGTAAGCCCAGTGCCGGCGCCGATCTGGCATAGTAATGCACCTGCATTAAATTCGACCCGTTAAGCGCGCAGGCGAGGCGGGGATAGCACTGCGCGCCAGAGGCGGTGACAGCATTTAATTTAATGCGCCTGTGCGCGTCGTGATGGTGATGTCGTTTCGATGGCTGGCACTTTTGTTGGATGGTGATTGCGTTGCGTGTGGAGCGTCTGAGGGGTTTTGACAGGATGCCGCCCGGAGGCGGCATTTTTGGCGGGGTTATTCAGATTCGAGGCTGTAATCTTTAAAGCGGATCACCTCCATTCCGAGCCAGTCGTTTATCTCTCTGAAGCGCTCCTGCAGTGGCGTCAGCTCATTACGGACGAACACCCGCGCGACCTTTTCAACGTCACCCAGCGAACCGATATTTTCGGGCTTACCGCCCATCAGCTGGAACGGCACGCGGTGTGCGTCGAGCAGGTCGGTGGCGCTGACCTTCTTGATGTTAAAGAAATCATCTTTCGTGGCGACCTCACTTAGCGGCACAATCTTGATGCCGTCCGGTTTGCCGTTGGGCGCGTAGAAAAACAGATTTTTAAAATTGCCGAGCCCTTTCGAATCTCGCATCGCGGAACGGAGCGACTCAACGTCGGTGCTGCTTTGCGCCGCGTCGGTGACGTACATGATGTAACCCGCGTGCGCCCCGTTCTGGTAATACTTGCGGCGAAACAGCGTCGCGGACTCATTCAGCCAGGCGGAATTAAGCGCGCTCAGGTATTCCGGCATCCCGTAAAGCTCCTGATTGATGTCCGGTTCAAGCATGTGAAACACCGAACCGGGCGCAAACTGGTGCGGATTGGTAAAGCTCGACACGTACCAGTAGACATCATCTTCTACGCCTCGGCGGGTGTATTTCGCCGGGCTGGTTTCCAGTTTGAGCAACTGGCCGGTAACGCTCATGCGCTTTTCCAGATAGCCATTGGCAAAGACCAGATAGTCGAGCACAAGACGGCTGAAGTCCTGACGGGTCAACAGCGGGTGCGGAATATAGGTACTCGCCAGAATGTTACGCTTCACGTAAATCGGAGAGCTGTGATGCACGGCGGCGCGCAGGCTTTTTGCCAGCCCGGAGAAATTGACCGGCGGCTCGTACCATTTGCCGTTATTGATGCACTCGACGTAATCGAGGATATCCCGGCGATCGAGTACCGGCGACGGCTCACCGAAAGTAAACGCCTCCATTTTCTGTGGCGCGCGGGCGGTCATGCTGGCTGTCTGTTTAGGCTGATTTTTTTGACTTTTTTTCATCTTAGTTAATATCCAGAATTGAGGTGGAGTGCATACCGCTACCGGCTGACAGCGGTTCGTTTAACAGGGCGTGCATGGTTGCCCAGGCGATATCCGCATGGCTGGCTTCTTCACTGCGGCTGGCCTCATAGGTTGAGCTCCTGCCGCTGCTGGTCATGGTTTTGCGGATAGCCATAAATGACTGCGTGATGTCGGTCGCACTGGCGTCATATTCCAGACAGCCACGCTTGATGGTGTCTTTCGCTTTCAGCACCATCGCGGTTTTCATTTCCGGCGTGTAACGGATCGCACGCGCCGCCGGGAAGAATGAGCGCACGAGCTGGTAAACCCCCTGGCCGATGCCGGTCGCATCGATGCCGATATAGTCGACGGTGTATTTTTCGGTGAGTGACCGGATGGCCTCGGCCTGCGCGGCAAAGTCCATACCTTTCCACTGGTGACGCTCAAGGATGCGGAATTTACCACCGGCAACCAGTGGCGGTGCCAGTACCGCACAGCCTGCGCTGTCGCCGGTGTGTGACGGATCGTAGCCAATCCAGACCGGTCGCCAGTTGAAGGGACGATCGGCGAACGGCTCGAAGTCCTCCCATTCTTCCATCGCATCGACCATGCAGCGCTGCAGCTCCTCGAACGGGAATACCGACGCCTTGTCGTCGACGAACTCGCACATGAAGAGATTGCGGAAATCGTCTGCGCTGTTTTCCTGTTTGAGCTGGTCGAGATTAAACAGGGTGCAGCCCCCGGCGAGCGCGTCCTCAATGGTGACAATCTGCCGCCACTGGCCGTCCGGGCAGAGCACCCCGCCGGCCAGCGCCTGATGACTGATATCGATGTCGACACGTTCGTCGCGGCTGCTGCGCCCCCGGTTAAACAGCTCGCCTGACCAGAACGGATAGGCACCGTGTGCCAGCGTGGATGGGGTTGAAAAATAGGTTGTGCGCAGGTGTGACTGCGAGGCCATGCCGGATGCCACTTTTCGTAGCTTCTGGAAATTGGGTATCCAGAAAATTTCATCGACATACAGGTCGCCGTTGTGGCTCTGCGCCGTGTTGGAGTTGGTGCCGAGAAATATCAGCTCTGCGCCGTTGTTCCCGATGACGATCGGGTCGCCTGAGAGGTCTACATCGACGAGCCGGGCAAAAGCGATGATGTACTTACGGAATACATAAGCCTGCGTTTTACTCGCTGAGAGAAATATCTGGTTCTGGCCGGTCTTCAGGGCGCGCAGAAGCGCCTCGCGCGCAAAGTAGAACGTCGCGCCAATCTGACGTGATTTAAGAATGTGCCGGATACGGTGCGCAAGCCCCGCCTTATGCCAGTTGAGCTGATACTCAAAGGACTGGTCGAAGAAAATCTCTTCCAGTTTCTCGATAGCCTCATCGCTGAAGAAATTGCGTTTCGGCTTGCGGCGATCCCCTTTGTTACGGCTGGCAATTTTGGGGTTTAAGTCCACCTCGTTTCCGGTCTGGCCGTAGCGATTCACCCTCGCGAGGCGTTCCATCTGGCGCGACAGAAAGTCGGCGACCTTGAAATCATGCGGTGTCAGGTCTGGCTTTGCGTAGAGCTGAATCAGTCGCGCTTCTAACGTCGACTCGACACGGCTGACAGGGGCGGTTTCCTCCCATCCATCACGCTGTTTCCAGCTCTGCACGGTCGGGCGTTTGAGCCCGAGCATGTCGCAGATTTGCGGCACGGCGAAACCCTGCCAGTAAAGCAGCCGAGCCTGTCGCCGCGGATCATTCAGGAGTGATAAATCAGTTGAGACAGTCATTTTCACCTCGTGTTTATTCATACGAGGCAAGGCTAAAGACTTGACCGCCGGTTATCGCTAACCCCCTGTTGTGTCAGGGGTTGCACTTCCGCAACCGGTGGCTGATGTGGGTCGGAGTCGGGAAACTACACCCGAACCGAACAACCCAACATCAGGATACTGAACAATGGCAAAGAAAGTTTCTAAATGGTTTCGCATTGGCGTCGAGGGCGACACCTGCGATGGCCGCATCATCAGCGGCGATGATATTCAGGATATGGCCGACACGTTCGACCCCCGCGTCTATGGTTGCCGCATCAACTTAGAACACATCAAAAGCCTCTGGCCTGACAGCCCGTTTAAGCGTTACGGCGATGTAACCGAGGTTAAAGCGGAAATCATCAGTGATGGCTCTGCGCTCGACGGCAAAAAAGCGCTGCTTGGCAAAATCCAGCCGCTCGACGAGCTGGTCAGCATGATTAAGGCTGGTCAGAAGGTTTACACCTCGATGGAGATCCGCCCGAACTTTGCCAATAGCGGCAAGTGCTATCTCATCGGGCTGGCTGTGACGGATGACCCGGCAAGCCTCGGCACCGAATATCTGGAATTCTGCAGCCGTGCCAGTCAGAACCCGCTCGCCGGTAAAAAAGACCAGCCGGGCGATCTCTTCTCTGTGGCCTCGCTGGCAGAGCTCGAATTTGAAGACGTTCCCGACACCATGCTAAACAGCCTGACCGACGCGGTAAAAGCGATTTTCAGCCGTAAACAGGCCACCGACGACGCGCGTTTTAACGATGTGCATGAAGCGGTGACGACCGTCACCGAGCAGGTACAAACCAACCTCACCGAAACCGACAAGCGAGTCACCGCGCTTGAGACCGCTTTTGCGCTGCTCAAACAGGATGTAACCAGCAAGGCCGAAGAAAACGCGCAGGCGTTTAGCTCCCTGAAAAGCTCCCTCGATAACACCGAAAGCCTGAGCCAGCCCCGCCGCGAGAAATCGAAGGGCGGCACCGGCGATGAGCTGCTGACTAACTGCTGATAACGCGCCGGGCGCGTGGCGTCCGGGCATAGCCATTTTGTGAATACAAGGAATAACAATGCGTAAAGATACCCGCTTTAAATTTAATGCCTACCTGAGCCGCGTCGCGGAGCTGAACGGCGTTTCTACTGACGACGTGGCGAAGAAATTCACCGTCGAGCCGTCGGTCACGCAGACCCTGATGAACACACTGCAGATGTCCTCCGCGTTTCTGACCAAAATCAACGTCGTGCCGGTCGACGAGCTGAAGGGCGAGAAGGTCGGCGTGGGCGTCAACGGCACCATTGCCAGCACCACGGACACCGCCGGTGATGACGAACGTAAAACCGCCGACTTTACCGCGCTGGAGTCCAACAAGTACGAGTGCGCGCAGATTAACTTTGACTTCCATATCCGTTACAAGCAGCTCGACCTGTGGGCGCGATTCCAGGACTTCCAGACCCGTATCCGTGACGCGATTATCAAGCGTCAGGCGCTCGATTTCATCATGGCCGGTTTCAACGGTATCGAGCGTGCTGACACCTCGAACCGCAAAAATAACCCGATGCTGCAGGATGTCGCGGTGGGCTGGCTGCAGAAGTACCGCAATGAGGCCGCAGCGCGTGTGATGTCAAAAATCACCGACGACGACGGCAAGGTTATTTCCGATGTGATCCGCGTGGGTAAAAACGGCGACTACGAAAACCTCGATGCGCTGGTCATGGATGCCACCGGCAACCTGATTGATGAGATTTATCAGGACGACCCGGAGCTCGTGGTCATCACCGGTCGCAAGCTGATGGCCGACAAGTATTTCCCGATCGTCAACAAGGCGCAGGAAAACAGCGAGTCGCTGGCCGCTGACATCATCATCAGTCAGAAGCGCATCGGCAACCTGCCCGCCGTGCGCGTGCCGTACTTCCCGGCTAACGCCCTGATGGTGACGCGCCTCGACAACCTGTCGATTTACTTCATGGACGACGCGCACCGCCGCGCCATCATCGAAGAGCCGAAGAAAGACCGCATCGAAAACTACGAGTCGATGAATATCGATTACGTGGTCGAGGCTTACGCCGCAGGTTGCCTGATTGAAAACATCAATCTCGGTGACTTCACGCCACCTGCAGAGCCGGAAAGCGCTTCCGTGCCAGCAAATAACGAAGGCGGAGAGTAAGCCATGACGAGTCCCGCAGCGCGTCACATGATGCGGGTCTCGGCCTCTGAAACTACGCGGCGGGTAGCAGCCCCGCTGCGCAATGCAACTGCCTATGAGCAGATGCTGGTTAAGCTGGCCGCAGACAACCGCACGCTAAAACAAATCCGTTCCAATGAGCGCAAGGCCGATAAAAAGCGCGAGCTGCTGCCGTTCTATCTGCCGTGGGTCGCCGGTGTGCTTACCGGTGGCAAAGGCGCGCAGGATGACATCGTGATGACCGTCATGCTGTGGCGTCTCGACGCTGACGATATCGCCGGGGCGCTGGAAATTGCCCGTTATGCCATGGCCTACGGGCTCACCATGCCAACCGGTCGCCGTCCGACACCGTACCTGCTGGCCGAAGAGGTGGCGCTGGCCGCACAGCGTCTGCGCAGTACAAAGAAGCCGGTCGAACTGGCGAGCCTTCTCGATACGCTCTACCTCACCGCACGTGCGGATATGCCGGATATCGTGCGCGCGAAGCTGCACAAAATCACCGGCTACGTGCTGCGTGATGCAGGGCAACAGGCCGAGGCGCTGGCGCACCTGCAGCGCGCGATCCAGTTAGAGGGGGCAATCGGCGTGCGTAAGGATATCGAGCAACTTGAGCGAGCCCTTAAGCCGAAGCCCGAATCCGCGCCAAAAGCTGAGGCTTTACCAAAAGTGAATAAACCGCGCACGCGAAAGGCCACCGCTAAACCGGCGGCACGTCGCGGGCGTCCACCAAAAGCGGCAAAAGCCGCAGGTTAAACGAGCGCTCCCCGAGCCGGGCGGCACGCCGGTCAATGCGGGTATCAATTGCCCTGACTGCGACCGGCGTCCACCGCCCATCCATTACCCGAGGTTGTCATGACGACGCTGATTATTGAGCAGAACAAAGAGCCGCAGGATGTGCCGGGCGTGGTGATTCCGCCACCGGGCGTGAGCGAGCCGGTAATCAAAAACACCCCTTTTTACCCTGATGTTGATCCGAAGCGCGTGCGCGAAGAAATGCGCCTTGAGCAGACGGTTTCACCGGTGCGCCTGCGCCGGGCAATCAAAACCGCCATCGCGGAAACAAACGCCGAGCTCGGCGAGTGGCGCGATCGTCAGCTCGATGCCGGTTACGACACGCTTGCGGATGTGCCGACCGACGAGCTCGACGGCGAGAGTGTGCGCCTTTTCCACTACTTTAACGCCGTGTGCTCGATGACGACTGCCACGCTTTACGAGCGTTTCCGCAGCGTCGATGCAACCGCCAAAGGCGATAAAAAGGCCGACAGCATCGACAGCACTATCGACGAGATGTGGCGGGATATGCGCTGGTCTGTGGCGCGCATCCAGGACAAAGCGCGCTGCATTGTGGGGCAAATTTGATGAGAGCGTATGCGCTGCAGGGCGACACCCTCGACGCCATTTGCGCACGGTATTACGGGCGCACTGAGGGCGTGGTCGAAACCGTGTTAGAGGCTAATCCCGGTCTGTCTGAGCTCGGTGTCATCCTTCCGCACGGCACGGCGATCGAGCTGCCCGAGACCGACAGCGCGGCCAGAACCGAAACGGTGAATCTATGGGATTGAGTATGGAAAAAATCACCACGTTTATCGCCTACTGGCTCGCCGTGGGCGTGGCGTATTTCGGGGCGATGTCGCCCGAAAAGCTG